TAAATCAATCATAATGCGCCCCTAAAATGGTGTTGATTCTATTGGTTGCTGATCTTGCCAGCGACCTTGATTTAAGTAAGTAGCAGGATTAGGTATAAATTGACCATCATTCCTGCGCCATTGGTCAGATTCTATCTGCCATTGCAAAGCTAGTAAAACTGAAGTTAAACTAAAATTAGATTTATATTTTTCCCAAGATTTTCTAGCAGCCTCTTTACCAACCTTTTTTGGGTATGCTTGCCAAAATTCCTCAAACCCATCATCTATATCATTTGATCGTAATGGTTTTATTTTCTTATCTAATCTAATCTCATCTATTCTGTTCTGTTCTATTAGAACGGACATTTTCGGATTTTGTCCCGATACTCTCTCGATATTGTCGGGAGTTTTCTTAACGCTTTGCAATAACTTCTGTGTGTATTCATCTGTTCTACTTGCCATTTTTAAACAGCTAATGATTCCGTTGGTATTTTCAAACAATCCAATCTCTACCATAAATGTCATAATATGCTGAGTTAATTCAGTGCTTAATTTAAAATCATCAGCAATCAATTCAGCATCATGCTCTAGTTCAAAAGTTAAGTTATGTTTTTCTACATTACGAGCAATTAATTCTAAGCAATACCAATAAATTCCATAACCTTGTGCGCCATACTTTAATCGTAATTTTTTTAATTTCGCATCATTACTTGCATCTGAATCATGCTTAAACCATTTCATAGTTTTACCCCATAAAAAAAGCCCTAGACAATACTCTCACCGTTTTATTGGCGTTGGCAGACTGGCTAGTACCAGCAGAGTATTGACTAAGGCTTACTAGATAATCACTGCCAAGTGATGTAATCATATTACTTTACTTTTTACTATCCTGCAAATAATTGTTAATTGCGTATTTTGCTTCCTCAAATCCATAGCAAACAACCGCTTGATAGCCCATTAACAATGCTGCGCTAATAAATTGCTTTTGATCCTCTGAAACCCTACCGCCCTTGGCTTTCATTTCAATCCACATTCCATGCCATCCCGCTTTAGGAATCATTAAGAATAAATCAGAAACTCCAGCCATGCCGCCTTCGTCCTTAATTTTAATTGCAGTCCCTATATGCCTAACTCCCCCATTTGGTATTGCAAAGAGGTATTTGGCATATTGGGTGTATTGCAATCGATACCAACGAACCAGTATTTTTTGTTCCTGATGTTCGTTAAGTTTCATAAATTTCCTTTGTTAAAAATCCCATATATTTGTCAGTCCGTGGGATTGTCGGACTTAACTAAAAGGAATGTCACTCTCAATGTCATCAAAAGTAACTTCTTGCCCTTTGCCTTTGCTTGCATTGCCATCTTTTTCCATTGGCAACCTCATGTGAATCCAGCCATCAAAATTGATTGGTAATGATTCGATCAGCAAAGAAGTTCCACCTTTTTTGTTTTCCATTGCAACGCCAACTTTTTGGAATCGAGTTTTGCTTTGTCCATCTTTGGTTTTATATTCACCAGTTACCGCAATTAATTCATGTGTTACAGCCATAATATTTCCTTTATTTAATATCTAATCGTTCCATTTGCTCAAGATGAGCACCTTCCACCACATTCCCTGCTTTAAGTTGTTCCGCTATCGCTTTTTTATCAGGATAAGGCGCAACTGGTTCAGGGATAACCATAAACTGACTAGGTATAGCCGCCAAATCATCAATAACAACGCTAGGCGGGTTTTTCTTAAGAGTTAAGGCAAAGTATGGGCTTTCAATTTTTAACAAGCCACAGCGTTGCATATTCTCTTTTAAATACAACTTCATTGCATCTGTTTTGCGTTCTATGGCTTTTCGTCTATCTGCCATATCTTTTTCTGCTTGTTTGATTGCTTCGGCAGTCACTTCAAGGTTGCGAATAAACATTGCCACATTGACTGACTTAGCTTCCAAATCACCCGATAGGCTTTCCAAGGTGTCCGCAATAGTTTGCTGATCATAATCAGATTCGATTAGTTTTATTTGAGCTAACTGGTACTCGTTGCTTAATTGGTAAAGTGATGTCATTGATCCACCTCTAATTTAATTTTTCCTAAGTATTTAAAATAATTATTGGCATCATCATTGTCTGCAATAAATTCTTTAAAAAACTGAATGCTAGTTTCCATATATTCATAAGCATATAAATACCGAGGCTCTTTAGGTTGTGGTTTAATGCGGTATTCTGAATCATAATTCCATTCGGGATCGCCAGCATCAAGCCATTCATTTTCTGATAAAAATTCTATTTCAGCACCATCAGCCCATGCTTTTATTTCATTTGCCCATTTATGTTGTTTCATTATTTAACCCTCGGCATTGGTCTAGACAATATGTATTTATGACCCATTGATTTAATCAACTCAGCGACTTTTTCCTCGCGCAATTTGACCGCATCAAAGTCAGTTTTGATAATCTTATAAACACTATCAATTGTGCCGCCATTATTTGAGTATATATTTAGCAACATGGCAGCTTTCCTCGAATTTGTTTTTAACTTCAACATGAGCAGTTTTAATAGACACACCACGCTTGCGTAACTTCAAGACTGAATCTGATAATCGATAGATGCCTAGTTCAGTCCATGCAGTTAGCGGAGTAATTGATCGATTCTGTTTAAGGTATTCGTGCAATCTCTCATATTGATACATTTTATTTGCCCTCACTTAAAGTTGCTTTTAATTGCTCATAAGCCTTTTTGATTTCAGTTTGCAATGCAGGCTCTTTGGCTAAAGTTTTCCATGCCGCACTAAATGAATCCCTTAACGCATCCAAAGTCTTTGCTTGCTTCATGCCATTGATCATGGGCGCTATGTCAATCTCGACAGTAGGCAAATCCTCACCAGCATAAATATATAAACCAATACCAAAACACGCTATGCACTTGGCAAGGCAGCGCATGGTTGCGTCTGATATTTTACGAGTATCGGGATTGACTATTGCATTATTGCGGTTATCCATTACAGGTAACTGCATCCGCATTGTCTTACCCATAGCGGTGACATTACAAAATACCATGACAGTATCGTTATAAGTTTTAGGTTCGGGGAATTCCCACACAGCCATCGGATCATTTTGCAGCAGAGTATCTACCGCCCATGTCCATGACAGATAAGTAAGTTGACCTTTTTTTTCGGTAAACTCATTGACGTTTATTTCGCGTAATTCTTTAAATGATTTCATTGCTTTGCCCTCGGTTAAAGTTTCCAAATATTCCTGTTCTTTTGTTACTGTTTCATAAAACTGTTGCTGGCTCATTATTTATCCCATCCGAATTTTTTTGCTACAAATTCAGCTAATACAAGCAACCAAACAAATGCACTTAAACCAATCAATAAAATTAGTAAGTTATCCATGTTAAATCCTTTCAATCTGAATGATTGTGTCGGTGATGTAATCAATACACCTGTCGGCTAAAATCTCTTGAATGTCTTGGGTATCGCCAGCAACTTCTATGGCTTGAATGTCGACCTCATACTCTGTTGGTGAATCGCCAACTCCATACGGATCTCTTGTGATTGTGCAATCGTAATAAACATCTAAATCAATACCGCACACTTGAATAGTTTGTAATCCCATTTCGTTTCCTTTTCGTTTCGGTAGCAAATCGCTACAACTGAATATTATATAAAGTTTATAGTTAATGCAAGTAATATATCAAATTTGGTATATTTATATTTTAATGATTAGTAGTAGATTGATAAGTTTTACTTATGGTTGTATCAATAGCATAACCCGAGAACTTGAACTAGCTCTTAGCCATTAGATTTACAACTATCTAACTACTACATCCCTAAAGGATCAGATTCGTATTATCAGGCATCCGTATCGTGGATCATTCGCTAAGTTCAAGCATTTGCCTGTTTCGTGCAGTCCCTCTGAAAGGCTGCGCCATCGGGTTATGAGTAAATGGCATCACTATTATCGTTAGCAGCCGTGACATGGCTCATTGTTTTATCGACATCCAAACGGTAGACATAAAAAAAGCCCTAATTGGTTCTGACTTTCCCTGCCGCACAGGTGCTAATTTAATAGCTGAAAGCCAAAACCGATTAAGGCTCTGATATCAATGTGCGGCATCGATGCAAGAACTATAACATATTTTTTATTATTTAAAATAATTTTAAGCAAAAAAAATCCCACCGAAGTGGGATCTCATAACATATTTGTTATTATTTATTCATTACATACATTGTAACTTCAAAGCCAAAACGCATTTCAGTAGCTGCTGGTGATGTCCACATAATATTAGTCCTTAATCTATACAAAGCAAAATTGCTTGTATGTAATAATGTGCTTTTCATTAAACGCTAGATATACGGATAATCATTATTTAAGCCAGCATATCGCTGCTAATAGTTAATCGACTGACCTCGCCAAAGTCTTTATGGTAGGTGATAACTTTAGCATCACGACCAGTGCGCCATCCACCTCGGGCAGAATAAGCATCAGCAGGGGCAAGGGTTCTATGTTGCTCCACAATCATAAGGTTATTTTCTTTGACATCGATGTGATGTAGATGACCAGTGTGAGCATAAGCATATTTAGTCCGACCAAACATTTCGCGGAATTGACCAGCAAAAACTTCACTGACATTAGTTACTTTGCGCTTATGTCCATGGTGAAAGAATAATGCCGTCTTACCGAACTCATAAGCATTGTAGGGGTTAGGTGACTTATCGACAGTAATGCGAGGTTCATTTTCGTATAACACACTAAACCATTCTCGCAACCATATCTGACTAACTGGATCGTGGTTGGCATCAGCCATGATAATGTGAACTTTTTGATGTTTCTGCAACAACATATCAATAACGATACGCAAGACCCTAATCGCTGATCTAACTACCTTTGCGAATCGAGTATCAACGTCTAGCAGATGTTTTGATGCTGGAGTGACCGCATCCATACCATCAAAGTGTA